TACAAAGATGTTATTTACAGATATGGTAAGGTACAATTTAGTAAGGAACCATTAGACAATGGCAAAATGCCATTGCAATTTGAATGGACTTTATTAAAGAAACCAGAAGAACTAGATTTAGATTTAGACCAACCAGGTTTTATTAATTATATTGGTGATATATTGATAGAGATTATGGAAGAAAAACTGAAAGACGGAACATTATTAGATGACAAATAGAATAGAAGACACAATATTAACAAATTTAATTTTCAAAGAAGAGTTTACAAGAAAAGCATTACCTTTTTTAAAAGATGATTACTTTGGTACAAGGTCTGACAAAATTATATTTGCTTGTATAGATGAGTTTGTAAATAAATATAATAATCTTCCGACCAAAGAGACCTTGATAATAGAATTAAATGCTCGTAAAGATATTAATGAGGAAGAATTTAAAGCAATTAAGACAACAATTAACGGATTAACTCCAACAGAAGTTGATTTACAATGGTTACTTGATACTACGGAGCGATTCTGTAAAGACAAGGCGGTTAACAATGCAGTACTTAACGGCATTAAAATCTTGGATGGAAAAGACAAGAAAAGAACTCCAGAGGCCATTCCTAGCATTTTATCTGAAGCTCTTGCTGTATCTTTTGATAATCATATTGGGCACGATTATTTGGATGACGCAGACGCAAGATTTGATTACTACCATCGTAAGGAATTAAGACTTCCTTTTGACTTACAATATTTTAATAGAATAACTAAAGGTGGTGTTCCACAGAAGACTCTTAATGTTTGTCTTGCTGGAACTGGTGTAGGTAAATCTTTGTTTATGTGCCATCTTGCTTCTTCAAGTTTATTAGAAGGTAAAAATGTTTTATACATTACTTTAGAAATGGCAGAAGAAAGAATTGCTGAAAGAATAGATTCAAATTTATTAGATGTAACCACAGATGATTTACACGCATTACCAAAACAAATGTATGATGACCGATTAGAAAGATTGAATAAAAGAAGTCCAGGTAAATTAATTATTAAAGAATATCCAACAGCGTCTGCTCATAGTGGACACTTCAAAGCATTATTAAATGAACTTGCATTAAAGAAAAGTTTTAAACCAGATGTATTGTTTATAGATTATTTAAATATATGTGCTTCAAGTAGATTTAAAGGTGGTAATATATCATCTTATTTCTATATCAAAGCAATCGCAGAAGAATTAAGAGGTCTTGCTGTTGAGTTTAAATTACCTATATTCACAGCAACACAAACAACAAGGTCTGGTTTTGTATCAACTGACATAGGTTTGGAAGATACTTCTGAAAGTTTTGGTCTACCTGCTACTGCTGACTTTATGTTTGCGTTAATGACTAGTGAAGAACTAGACGCATTAAATCAAATGAAAGTTAAGCAATTAAAGAATAGATATAGCGACCCAGCAATCAATCGTAGTTTTATTATCGGCGTTGATAGAAGTAAGATGAGATTGTATGATGTAGAGCAAAAGGCACAAAACATAGTAGACGCCAACCAGGAGAAAGCAGTTGAAGTGGATCCTTACGACAAGTTTTCTGACTTCAAAGTTTAATATGCCAAGAAAAAATAACCAACCTCTCAAACAAATACAATCCAGACCTTTAGAAAAAGGTGAGAAACTACATTACATCAAAAGTATGATTAAGAAAAAAGGTAAGATATACTGGAGAGTAACCGAGAAACCCACCAATGTTATAGTAAAAGATTTCTTTTTTGAAAAGGATGCTAGAGCACTAGTTAGATTTCAAAATAAAGAACGAGTATGGGAACCAAACGGAGGTATTCCACACTTCCTTTGTGATATACAGAAATAAGCCGACGGCACAATGAAGTGATAAGGGACTTTGACACTCCGTTTGGGGACCTATATAAATATTGTTAGGAGAAACAATATATGGCAAAAATTGGAGTAGAACCATCAGAAGTAATGACATCCGTAGCGATGTTAATGACTAATACTAACTTAAAAAAATATTCTAAAGACGCTAACGGATTAAAAAAATTTATACAAGAAGGTAAAAAGATAGCTAAAAGTAATAAAGTTGTCTATGCTACTGGTACAAAAGAAAAATTTTTAAAAGCATTTGATAGTAATGATAAAGATTTTTTAATAGCAGCTGCTCAAGGCATTTCTGCTGCCAATGCTATTAAAGAATGGGCACCAGTAAGGTCAAGGGAATCTGGTACACCTATTGCTGCTTCAGATATTCCTATAAAAGTTTTCTTAACAGGAGATAGTTGGCCTGATGAAGTTAAAAAATTTCAAATAGCGGCATATGGATTTAAATCTTACAACTCATCCGATTTAATTGTTCAATGGAGAAATCCTAAAGGACTATCCTTTTATGGAGTTTCTTTAAAGAAAAAACCATCACCAACCGCACCAAATCCAACATTAATTAATAAAGCATTTGATAGTGTATTAGAAGGTGAGAGTGCTAAAGAGATAGAGCAATTAAATAAAATTAAAAAAGATATTGAAGAAGCAAGAATAAAATATTTTGCTAAAGTTTTTAGGGAAGCAGTAAGCGCTGGATATTTAAAAATTAAAGGAAGTATTCCTGCTTCTGATAAAGCAATTTGGGATACTAAAGTTTATGGTGAAGTACAAGGAAAGAATGGTTGGAAAGCAAAAGAAAAAATACCATTAATAAATTTAAAAGGTAGAGGCACACTTGATTTAAGTAATCCTTTAAAACAAAAAGATCCAAATATTTTTCAAATTTATGATAAAGGAAGTAAAAAATATAGAGAATTTCAAAGAGGTGAATTGAGAGATAAAAAATTAAGTATGAGAGCATTTGTTAATGGTAAATTAGGTAGCAATGATTCTATTTTTAATGCTATGGTTAAAGTTATGAACAAATATAGTGATAAGTTTGCCGTTGCTTTATTAAATTTAGTTTTAAAAACAAAATTATATAATGAGTTAGATGAAAATACTTTTGCTTTTTCTTTGGTTGAAGGTGTAGGAGATGTAGATAAAGATGGCAATCCTAAAATAGGTCGTACACCAGCAAAAGGATTATATACCGTATTGTGTGGATTGAGTGCATTGAATAAAGGTAATACAAAATATGAAATGGTTTTAAATACTGCTAGAAATAGAAAAGAAGATGGTGAAGAAGGTGCTGCTAAAGTATGGCTAATACTTAAAAAAGGAACGATGAAAATTTTAGATTTACAACTAAAATATAAGGGTAATTTTTTAGGACAACCTCAATTTGGTGCCACAATGACAGACGAGTTTAAAGAGGTATTAAAAGAACAATGGGGTAAGAAATGCAAAGTATATTAGGTATAAATATAAGAGACGAAGTGAAGTAGTATATTAATGGATAGTTTATTTGTGTATGGACAAAATGAAGGGAACAAATGTTTAGTTTTAAAGGTTATTCTAGCTCTGGAACAAATACACACCTAGAGCATTTAGAAGATAGTATAATAAATGACGGTGCCAAAGGTGGCAGAAACGCTGTAGCGTTTTTAAAATCTTTGCAAAAAATGTTATCTGCTAGCACTAGCAAGAAAGTTAATGTAACCGTTAAGTGGGATGGTGCACCTGCTATTATATGTGGAATCAATCCTGAAAATGGCAAATTCTTTGTCGGTACCAAATCCGTATTCAATAAAACTCCTAAAATAAATTACACTTCATCGGACATAAACAGAAACCATCCTGGTGGTGTTGGTTCTAAATTGCAAGTTGCTTTAAGAGAATTAAAGAAACTTGGTATTAGAGGCATACTACAAGGTGATTGTTTGTTCACAGGAGAAGATAAAAAACTTACAACTATAGATGGACAAGCTATGATTGCTTTTACTCCTAATACAATTACATATGCAATGCCTGTTGATAGTCCTGTGGGAAGACAGATTGCAAAAGCAAGAATGGGAATAGTTTTTCATACATCTTATAGTGGTAAAGATATGAAAAGTTTAAGTGCGTCTTATGGATATGTAAGAGGTGTTAGAAGTGGGTCAGTATGGATACCATCGGCACAATATAAAGACGCTAGTGGTAGTGCTAGTTTTAGTAAAGGTGAGATTGCTAGATTTAATGCAATGTTAAGAATGGCAGAAGGTAGTTTAGGAAAAGCTGCTCCATTATTAAATGAGTTTGATAGTAGAGACCAATTATCAGTAGGGTTTAGATTAAAAAGTTATTTCAATTCTATCATAAGAAGTAGTAGAGCTTCAATAGGTAGTGTTAAAGTACTACAACAAAATTTTAGAAGTTATTACGAAAACTTTATAGACGCAGAAATAGATAGTAAGAAAACTGAAAAAGGTAAAGAGAAATATAAACAAGCAAAAGAAATAAACTTAAAGTTTATTGATAGAAATAATAGAGCATTATATATGGCAATAGCAAGTTATATAACATTACAAAATTGTAAGAATATATTATTACAAAAGTTAGCACAGATACAAAGTGTTGGACATTTTATTAGAACGAATAATGGTTACAAGGTTACAGCACCAGAAGGATTTGTTGCTACTGATAGAATAGGTAATGTAGTTAAGTTAGTAGATAGATTAGAATTTAGTAGAGCAAACTTTACTATCGCTAAAGATTGGGTAAAAGGATAATGAAGTGTAAAGATTGTCACCACGATTGTCATTGCAACGAAGAACTACACGCAGATGAATATGGCGTGTGTGTATGTGATGATTGTAAATGTGAGAAAAAAAATGATTAAAGAATATTTAAAAGTTATTGGTTTAGGTTTAATTGCAATTCTATTTCATTGGAAGACAATTGCATTTTATCTTTTTATGGCAGGTGCTTTTGTACTAATGATGTTAGAACAAGGTTTTGGTCCTGCTCTTATGGTTATACCAATATGTTATTTGCTGAGATTTGCAGGTAAACTACTATGAAGACATTTAGAAATTTTTATGAGGCACAAATACTTGAAGCAAAACAAGTAAGAATTATTATTATGGGTGGACCTGGAAGTGGTAAGTCAACCTATTCAGAATATTTGATTAGACGATATGGAATAAAACATATTTATCCAGGTGGTTTATTAAGAAAAGAGATTGACAAAGGTGGTGCAGAAGGACAAAAGATTAAGAACTTATTAGATAAAGGACAATTTGCACCAAACGAAATAGTTTTGAAACTTGTTAAAGAAGCATTGTTAGAACCTGACGCTAAGAAAGGTTATATTATGGATGGTTATCCTAGATATATGCAACAAGTTAGAGATATGGAACGAGAAGGTATTGGTTATGATGTAGTTGTATACCTAGATGTTTCAAAAGAAGAAGTGATAAGAAGATTATCAAAGAGAGGAAGAAAAGATGATACACCAAAGATTATATCAGATAGGATTGCTCTCTATAAAAAAGAAACTGGTCCAGCGATAGACCACTTTAGAAAGAAACCTGGTTTTATTTCTAT